TTTTGCAGAATCTGGGTGTAGTTACCAAGACGAGTAGTAGGAGACAGAGTTGCATCAGATGCATCAGCGCCTTCAACCGCAGCGTTAGCAGTCGTTGCAGCAGCCAGCGAGTCAGTCTGCCACTCATGGTAAACAGCAGTGGCTTTGGTCTTGCCAATCGAGGACATGAAAGGAGTCTCGGTAGGCGAGATGTTGTAGATAACATCAGTCAGGTCTTCGCGCTGACCTACAGCGGTATGTGCGTTATAAATAGCCATGATTCACCTCAAATAAATTTCTCAAATACACTTGCGGCATCAGCAACCCTTCCAGATTCCCTAGCTCGCGCCTTAAGTTTCTTCAGTTCTTCAGCATTACTATCTCTAGGCTGCGATACGCCAGCTTTAATCACTTTAGGAGCCTGAGCTACTTTCTTCGTAATCTCTGGCTTACTAGCAACTAATTTGTCGTACTGCATTGCCTTGTAAAGCGTTAGAACCGCACGAGAGTCATAGACACTCGCTAACTCTTGATCCGAAAACCCTAGACTCTTTCCAAACTCACGGATGTTCTTCCGCAAAGTCTCACCCTTAGCCGGGTCTGCAAACTCTGGAACAGCCGCCACTAACTTCTGGCTTTCCTCAGCTACATACTTCTGAAGGCTTTGTTGCCGTTCATGCTCTTGTTGCTGTGCGATTCTCTCGCGTTCAGCCCTAACAGCATTGAGTTGCTTATCCCTCTCGACCATCTCAGCTACCTTTACAGAGTAGCCAATAGGATCAGTTTCCTTTAGGTAAGCTAGGTTTTCCGTCTCATCTTGAGGTTTGAGCATTTGCTCCATCATCTCAAGACGTTGCGCGTATTGATCGCGCAGAGCCTTAGCTTCTTGAACCGCTTGGCGCTCGGCCTCAACCGCCTTACGTTCCTCAGCTACAGCTTGCGATTTCTTGGTGTAATCAGTGCCAAGTTGATATGACTTGATAAGCTCATCTAGGGTTACCTCCCGTTCTTCGCCAGCGGCTTTGACACGGAATCTTTGAGGTTCCTCGGCTTCTTCAACGACATCATCTTGTTCTACCTCTGATTCATCATCAGATTCGGCCTCGCTCTCGTTGGCTTCTGCTTGGAGTTCAGGTTGTCCGTCGGAGCCTTCTTCTCCACCCATTAAGCCCAAGAAAGCGTTAGCTGCACCTTCTACCGTCAACTCACCACTACCCTCAGGTGTCGTGTTCTGAGTATCGCTCATTTAGTTTCCTTAATTATATCGGGAACCGCCCGACTCGGTTACAAAATCTTTAATCTCCCATCCTTTATTTTCTTGTCTGCGACCATCCCTTGAAGATGATCCTCAAGACTCTCAATAACCCTTAACCGGATATATGCCTGTTCTCTTGAGTCAATGTCGTTAGTCTCACTCATTGCGAATCTGTTAATTTCCTGATTCTTCAAGTCTTGCATCATTTCCTTAAAGTAATCATCTCGGAGTAAGTTCTCAGCCCATTGAGATTTATTCATCGTCCTAAAAGTCCTGTAGGAATACGCAATTCAGTAGGTGACGCAAATGGACTCATGCCCATAGACTGACGATAATCAGCCCACATCTGCGCCTTGTTGTAAATCTCATCAGTAGGATAATTTCCTTGCAGCAAGTAATTGATCTCATCCTGAGTCAATGTAGGAACCAATGATGGGAAGCTACGTCCTTCTTCATCAGTAACCGATATTTCAGTGGATTGCCCATCAGGCCAAAGTTAAGTAACCCTAGTAGTCCGTTCATTGCATCCCTTTAGTCAGTGCTCCTAGTTCTTTCAGAGCCTTCAGAGTCAGTTCCGTTTGCTTGTTCTTGGTATCTTCATCAGCCAGATCAAGTGCCAATACAGCCTGAAGTTGTTTAACCGCAAGTTCAGCCTCTTTAATGCGAAGTTCAGCCGAATCACGCTGATTCTTCATCTGCATCTCAATACCCTTGCGCGTGTACTCTGCCTCTAAAGTCTGACGCTCCAGATCAAGTTTCGCCGCGTCAATCTGGGCTTTTGCCTGAGTCTTTTCCCGTTCAACTTGTGCCAACATCTGTGCGACCTCTGCTTGTGCATCGGGAGCAGGAGGCTGAGGCTGAGAAAGTTGTGCATTAACCTCTGGCGTAATCTCATTCATGAACTCCGAGGCATCTTTAAATCCAGCAGCCTCAATGAACTTAGCCAATGTGTTACGGTATTGCATCACGCTAACCAATGGATTAGCCGCACCGTATTGCTGGATAATCTGCTCTTGCTTAGCGAGAATCATCTGAAGCATCGTTAGCTTCTGCTCTCTATCCCCAGAACCAAGACCAACATTGACCGAAATATCGTACTCATTAGCCCATGTACGAGGGTCATACTGGACGTACTGACCACGCATACGGATTAGCTTAGGCTTGTCCTGATACTTGCCTAGAAGCCTCAGAATGCCCTTAAACAAGCTCTTAACGCCTGTCTCTGCGAACACACGAGCAATCAACTCCAGCTTGCCAGAGTTAGACTTCATCATCGCAGCTACAGCAGCAGCCGTAACATTAGACAACACATCTGGGTCAAGACCTTGTTGCGCGTCATTCACACCTGTGCGCTTGGCCTGAACCTGATCCAGATACTCCATCATCGGGAGAGCCTGACCGAACGTGCTCTGAACCGTTAGCGGAACCAAAGCATTCGGAGACTTCAGACGGATAATCCCACCCGGCGTAGCGTTCAACAGGTCATCCAGATTCACCTGACCATCTACAGCACCTACACGAGCGTTATTCGTCAGGTACATATTGTCTAGAGACTGACGAGTAATCGTCGATTTCTCTAGCTGAATATCCACCACACGATCAGCCAATGACTGACCAAAGAACTTATGAGGGATAGGAATGGGGCAAATACTGTGGAACGGAATATAGTCGCATTCTTCATCGTCAAGGATTTCTGAGCCGCAATAGACAATCTTTCTCAGTTCAGCAATGCCATCCTCATCCTCATCGATACGGATATAGCACTCGTATACCTCAACCGTCTGCATTGACTGATCTAGACTGATATTCTGGTCTGGCTGCTCACCATTCTGGAATCGTGCTACTCGTTCCTCCGAGAACTCCAGATCATTGTAGGTCGGCAGACTATCAACCATCTCCTTGTCATAGCCTAACGCTATCAAGTCACTACGCGGCATTAGACGACGATGAGCTACAAACTGAGCAGTCTCAATGTCTTTAGCTGACTTGGAGATAAGGAATTCTTCAGGTGGGACATTCTCGATCTTGACGCAGCCGTACTCTTTCTTACGCTGGACATAGACCTCGTACTTAGGAATCTGCATGACATTCCCAAGCATATCGACTACTTCTTCGAACTCTACTTCCTGCTTGATAACCTCTAAGGATTGATCTGCCAGCAATAGAGCAAGCTCATCTTCAGACAGGTTCTCGTATTCTTCTTTAATAACGTCTACACGCTCATCCCAATAAGACTTAACGACACCTACCTTCTGAAGCAGCGCATCTTTGAACCAGTTATGAAGTATCAGGAGTCCGTCATTCTCACGGTAGAACACCCAATTGCAATAGTCTGTGGCCTGTTTAGCAGATTCCTCGTCGCCGGGACTCTTAGGCTCAAAGTAGACAATATCCTCTGTAGTCGTAAAGACTCGGATAAGTTGAGGGAGAGCACCATCGATAGCCTCTGCGACTTCGCCGGTGACAATCTGGCTGCGACCTTCAACCTCATTACCGTAAGGTTGGCGCAAGTAATACTCTAACGCTCGTTTACGATCCTCTACTGTCTCAGAATCAATGTAACCAAGCGAGTTATCTATTTCATTCTCAAGGATGCCCTTGATTGTGCCTGAATCGAGCATAACAGCCCCTATGGGAAATTTTGCTCATTATACAACCCATCTAACATTATTTGGCAACGGTTTTGACCACGAACCATCCGATTCGTCAAGACCTACTGCTAAATATCTCATTGCATCAGAGAAATGTGACGACCAGTCATGAAGTGGCTTGTCATAGAACACACTCCGCTTCTCGTCATATTCCTTACGATAGTTCCTCAAAGCATTTAATCCCTGCTTTGTATCAGGATGGAACCAGCATCTAGGAAGCAGCCTTCTGGTGGCCTGAATACCGTCTGCAATCGATAGCCTCGGAGCAACAGTCACGTTTAGGCCAGCTTCCTGCAATACTTCCTTACGGCTCTTACCTGTGCCTAGTTCTCTTACCTCAACATCATGAGGGAGAATATGGTCAAAGCTTTGGTAATTATTCTCGCGCAACCATGATACATACCAGTCTAGTCCTACTCCGTGGTTTTCAACGCAGTCCAGTAAACGTACCTCTTTTCCAGCCACTTGAGCAACCCAGATAGCCGTTGAATCGCCCATCCCAATATCCCAAGCAGTAAAAGAACGACAGAGATCGTCACGAGGAAACTCGGCAATACGACCATTAGCCTCAAGATCATTGATAATTGAGCCATAGTAACTACCCTCCACCGCTGCATTAAACGAGCACTCGAACTCTTGGTCATACTTGTCCTGCCCCATTTCCCTTAAAGCAGCCTTAAGTTCTTGCTCTGGGATAATCTTAGTCTGACTGGCCTTGAACTCTAGGAATGACCAATCAGCTTCAGTCTTGGCTCTTTCTGCTAGATCATGGAAATGGTTATTACCTTTAGGAGTCCCAATGAACAAAGCCCACCCAAGACGATCTGCCAACGCTGGACGTATGATCTCGTTCCAAATCTTAGGGTTCTGATCCCCAACCTCATCGAGGCATACTCCGTCAAAGTACTGACCCCTAAGACTATCAGGATTGTCAGACCCGTAAAGACTAATCCTACGCCCCCAAAAATCAACGCGTAACTCAGCAATGTTAGCGATAGCTCCAAGTGGCCTTGTATATTCTAGTAAGTAATCCCAAGCAATCCTTTTGGCTTGACCATAAGTAGGCGCGATATACGCTAGTCGAGGGTTTGGCTTCTCGCATTGGATTGCACTCTTAATCAGATGATTGATAGCCGCTACAGTTTTGCCAGCACGACGATGCATGACAGCAACTACAAACCTGTGCTTATCTAACGCCTCATGTAACTCGTACTGGTGAGGTCTTGGCTTGTAATCTATCTGTATCTCTTTCATTTCTTCCAAGATACAACAAGAGGCGCTCCATCAGCCCCGGTAATCTCCTGCTTCTGTGTCTCAGCCCATCGCATCTGAGCCTTAGTCCACCAGATCAATGCAGTCGTGTCCCCGCTTTGAGCCTTGTTAAATAGCGTTTTAGCTATCTGAGCGCTTGCCTTAGCTTTCCCCAAGTCTAGTTGCTCCCTGTAATGCTTCCGCAGCGTCTTATCGTCTATACCGATTAACGCCCCTATTTGCTCATGAGGCAAGCCAAGACCAGCCGATGTTTCGACTAATCGCTTGTTTTCTTCTGTTGGCTTATGCTCTACCATTTTTTTAAGGGGAAATGTTGTTAACTTGTAAATCAGTGGAGCGTATAGGTAGGTGTTGCACCTCCGCTGTTTCGATGGACTCGATCATCGCCTGCTTTATACGCTTAGGATAAGGTTTTGCTAATTTTGCAATCTTTTGTCTCATTGCTTCATCTAATGGCATTAAGTATCTATGTTTACCTGAAACAATTTTTTTAAGTAAATTTTTTTGGTCAACTCCAGCATCATCTACTGTTTTCTTATGTGACCATTTACCATTGTAAAAAACTTTGATGGCTTTAGAACTTTCACCAGTATAAATCCAATTACAAGCCTGATATATACCTCCATGATGTCCTTGCTCTGGGTCAGCATAAGAAACTATTAACCTTAAATTATTTTGAGATTTTTTTAAAAACTTAATAGAAAAAGACATTATTTTGCTAACTGGAGTTATATGTTTATTTAATGCAACTCTCACTAATTCACATCCTTGATCTTGGGTTAATCCAAATGGACTTAACATATTATTATTTGCACCACGACCAAAAATTATTACTCCTATAAATATTTTATTTTCCCAAACACCAATTTTTGCAAGTTTCCCAACAGGAACACATTTACTATAATGCCATTTCTCACAAGCAAACTTTGCAGCTTCATGAGTAGCCCAATCAATTTTTAATTCAGGCTTCACGAGCATCAAACTCCTTACCGCAATGTGGGCAACATATCCATTTAGGATCAAGTTGATCTAGCTTGCCTTGATCTTCTTCTGATCCAGCATCAAAGTTAATTTCTTGAGTGAAAGTTTTTAAATCTTCTGGTTTAAATCCTAAAACTTCTAAATTAAATTTAGAATCCTTAAGATCAAGCAACTCTAAAGATAAAAGCTCAGTATCCCATCCAGCATTTAACGCTAGTTGATTATCTGCAATAACATAAGCCCGCTTCTGGGTATCAGTCATGTCCTTTAACTCGATTACCGGAACTTCCTTATAACCTAGCTTTCTTGCAGCCATTAGCCGCCCATGACCTGCAATAATCCCATTCTCTGCATCCACCAATATAGGATTAGTCCAGCCAAATTCCTTAATACTCGCCGCGATCTGGGCTATCTGTGCATCAGAATGAGTCCTGCTGTTTCTGACATAGGGAATTAGTTTATCTACAGTAACTGTTTTTATCTGCACTTGCACTATCCTTTGGATGTCATGCGTAAAATATTTCGTACATATCTGGCCTGTTAGCCCTTAACCACGCCTTCGGTTCCTCTAAACACTTCTCGTAATCCATTCCCACTGTTTGTGATCCAGCATGATGAACATACGCCCTGCTCACGAAATGCTTATACCCCGCCCTACTCATGTCCATACAGATTATATTATCTGAAAACCAATTGATACTAGGAAATTTAGCTACTCCCCATGCCTCTTTATTGATTACCGCACATATAGGAGCTATTACTTCAGCCTCTTTAATATTTCCTTCGCTTAAGTATTTCAGACCTTGAATCCCATCATTCTCTATAGGAAACCTTATATTCTGGTGATGCAATACATAATCCGATCTTGCACCTAGCCAACCTACCTTAAATTCTCTATCAACTGTTAAATGCTCATAGTCTTTCTTTAACAGTTCTAACGTAGTCGGCGTAAATACTACATCGTCGTTGCATACAATCAATGAATCATGTCTGGTAAACGCATAATCGATAATCTCGTTATATGCATCCCCGAAATTGGTAGCACTATTTGGCTTGAAGATGATATTTCCGTAGTCTCTAGTTCTTGCCCATAATCCCAAATTATTACCGCTAAGGAATATTGGTATATCTGGGGCATATTGTTTGAGCGATTCAAGAAGAACATAAACTGACGGGCTATTGACTGTAGCTATTACGATTGCTTGCATTAAATGTCCTATTTAGAACGTCTTTAAAAGCATCATTAAATGGCCTCGCCTTAGTCTTACCTTCCATCTGGCGAGTAATACTTGCACCCATTAAATCAATGTAATATTGCAATAACGCAAAATACTTTTCCTCTGATACAAACTTCCTATATTCCCGAATCAACCACAACATAATTACCGGAAATACATAGTCATAGTCGTCTAACCATTCAGCCGTTCCCCAAAAGTTAAACGTCTTAGGACTCTGGCTGTAGACTGCTTTTGTATCTTTAGTGAAACATTCAATCAGCGGAACATTGTGTATCTGTCTAATCTTTGCATCTGTCTCGTCATTCTCTACGGGTTTATCCCACTTACAAGCCTCCTGACGGAAACAATTGACCATCAACTCACCTAATAGCGTATCCGCTACATTAGGATCGATAAGATCAGGAAACTTACACTCTACTATTCCCTCATATTTCCCTTTGATATTCCCCATTGGAACATCAGGAAACGCATCCCAGACTCTACCTGCATCATCCGGGCTAAATGCCATTGTGTTGCAATAAATGTAATCTACATCGTAATTCGTCAGGACAAGTAGTTCACCTATTGAGCCGGGAATCAGGTAATCATCATCCCCAATAATCCAGACAAACTTTGACTTAAACGGCAGGTTATACGCATAAATAAAATTAGCCGCAGCACCTAGATTCTCTGCGTTATGCCTAACTTCTATCCATTTCTGAGCGTTAAGATATTCTTTAGTCCCGTCTGTACTTCCATTATTCGAGACAAATATCTTTACCCTGTCCTCATAGCCCTTTAAATCATATCTAATTGCTCTTAGACAATTCTTGAGCTTACTTAACCGATTGTAAGTCGGTATATAAATTGTTAGGTCTACCATTTAACCTTATCAGCCCAATACGCAGCAGACATCTTTCCCTTAGCGATATTTGACGCATGGCGGGCTTTAAACGAGGCTCTACGGGCTTTATCAGCCGCAGACTCACCTTCTCTAGCAGGAGAGCCAGAAACGCCTTGCTGACCGAATCTGATGAGTTTTACCTGATCGCCAGACTTAGCCAATACCGCATGGCTTTTGGTAGGATGACTCGGAGTTTTCTTTGGCTTGTTATAGCCAGCAAACTCCTCTTTCCCGCGCTTAATCATTTCTTCCTCGGCTTTGCAGTCTTAGCAGCTTCCTTAAAGTCAGTCTTACTCGGAGCACCTTTAGTTCCCGGCTTACGCATCTTCTCGCCAGAACCCTCAGCTATACGCTTACGCTTGGCGTGGATTGCATCGTATAAACCCGGATCGCCCTTTTTTTTCATTTGTACGCTCCAACAGATAAACTTAAATTTTCATCACCCAAAAATGTAGCAACATCCTTACACAATTCATAAAAATCATCATATTTAAAATCTGATTTCATTCTATTTATAGCTTGGCAAACAAGAATTGTGTTGTCTTTTGTATAACCAATAGAACTATCAATCCGTTCAATAGAAACAGTTTCTAGTTTGCCAGCATCAAGCGTCATTTTTCTACCGCTATATGCACAAATTTCGTCTTGCTGTTTCCAAAAATTAACAATATCTTCTACAGATAACAAAAATTCTTGATTACGTTTTGCCGCACTTTTTCTTGCATTTTGTAAAAATATTTTTGCTCTACCCTCAATTGTAGAATTTTGTTTAGCCCTAGATTTATTATTTCCTTCAGTGCAACATGACTTGCACCAACTATGGAATCCATCTGAAGTTTGATGATGCTTAAAGAAAAACTCATAAGACTTTTCTTGTTTGCA